CCTGCGAGCCGAGTGGTGGCGTCCAGAAAAATCCTATGGCGCCGTGGTGAGCTCGGAAGAAATCAACGATTTGCTGCATTTCCGCCTTGCTTCCGACGAACGTGTGCGGCCAGGACTGGGACTCGTTGTTGATCCCGTCTTGGACCTCCTGCGAGTAGCCATCGCCGAATTGTGCCGATCGCACGGCAAAGGTCGACGTCCCGACAGGCGTACCTGTCGGTCGCCAGGTGAACGTGTCGGTCATGCCCGGACTCCGGCTCGATTGAGAATGCCGCCCTGACGCAGCGCGCTGGCAATTTCTTGCTTAGCGACCGTCGCCATGCGAGCCATGAATTGCCGGTAGGCATCCTCGTTACCTGTAGAGCTACCGCTATCGGTGGACGAGCCGTCGGCCATATTGAACGTCTGGTTGAGCGTCAAGCCGCCACCGCCGCCCGATGACTGCACGCCAAGCTTGCCGTCTGGACCCCGCGTTAGGGGCATGATGGCCTCTGGGCCGGCCTCGCCGAAGATGCCAGCACCATTGGCAAATGCGAACATTTGCGGGCTGTCGTATACGCCATTGCTAAATACCGACAGGCTGGGTGATGAATAGACGCCCCCCATCGCGTTGTACTTTCCAGACAGATATCCGGTGTTGCCCGCGCTACCCAGGTCCTGCGTTGTATCACCGCCTGTTGCGCCTGGAGCAAATGCGGAGACGATCGCAGCGACAGCCTTTTGCTCAGCAAGCTGCAGTGCGATTTTCTCAATGTCCTTGAGGACGCTGATAGCAAACGTGTGAAAATTGAACGCACCGTTGATGAGTTCGTTGTTGAACTCATCGAACGCGCTTGTGGTAGCCGCGGCCACTTGGCCAGCAACGTTTTTCGCTTGGTCTGCCCAGTTCTCATAGCCGCGTTTTAGGCCATTCTGCCAGTCGCCCTCGGCCGCCCTCTGCGCGTCATAGCCACCCTGGATGATAGCGACACGCTGATCCGTAGCCGCCTGTAGTTTCGCCAGGTCAGTGTCGTAAGTGGCCTGGGTAATCCCGCCGGTTTTGCCAAGCTGCCCGTCCTGGAGCGCACGCGCGCGCTCTTCGATCTTGTCGGCTTGGTCGGCATATGCCTGGTTGATCTTTTGCTGGAGAGCGTATTCCTGGTCCCCCATGCCAATGCGAGCGATTTCGGCATTGACCTGTCGCTGCAGGACGTTGTTCGACTTGTCCAGGGCGGCGGCGTAGGCCTCGATGGCCGACGTTTCTTTGTTTCGCTGAGCGATCTGCTGCTCGCTGAGCTGGTTGTCCTTGCTGATCGTGTCGGCATCGACCTTGCGAAGCTGGGCGCGGAGCGTGGCGATTTCCTGCTCGTTCCGAATGGCGTCGACGCCGGCCACCTTGCGGCGCTGCAGGGCATCGATCTCGGCCTGGATGGCATCGACCTGCTCACCCGAGGACTTCCACAGCAACGCGTGCGCCTGCGTGTAGTAGTCCGCCTCGCTGACCGCGCCGGACTTGCGCTCGGCATCAAGTTCCCGCTGGGAATTGGTGTACGCGTCGACGTAGCCCTGCAGGTCCTGCTTGAACCCGGCCAACTGGGCGCTGTTGTCAGCGGCACCGGTGTGATCAGCCGCCGGCTTGTAGCGCTGCTCAATGGCCTTGCGAGCGGTGTCATACGCACCGCCGGTGAACCCCGTGGCGGTCTTGGTGACGTCAGCCAGGCGCTGGTCGACAACACCGGTGTCGCCGGCATGCTTCCACAGGGTCAGGAACTGGGCATCGAGCTCCGCCAGGGCCTTCTTTTTCTCCGAGAGCTTGTCGATGCTCTCGATGGTCTTATCGATGTTCTTGTCGGCCGCCAGCTGCTCGGTCTGGGCCTGCGCGCGCGCTGCCTGCGCCGCGGCCGTGTCCTGGGCTGCGGCGACCTTGGCCTGCAGCTGCTCCAGCTGGGCCTGATCGTCCGAATCGAAGCTCTTGCCGAGGATCAGGCCGTTGAGGATGCCCCCACCACCCTCCTGCGCGGCCTGCTTGCGGCCAAGAAGCTCGTAAATGCGGTCTTGGTCCGATGCCGTGCCCAGAATCAGGCCAGCGGCGGTCGCCGCCTTGCTGCCGTAATCGCTTAGGGCTTCCTTGGCACCACGCCACGCGGCGGCAACGCCATACACCTGGTCGCGCATGGTGTCGATGCGCGGGCCGATCTGGTCGTGGAATGCCGTGGCAGCGACGCGCACGGCCTCCTGGGTGTTTCCCTCCTCCTCCAGCGCCTTGACCTGGTCATAGATCGAGGCCGTGACGAAGTGGTACTGGTCGTTCGCCTTGAGCAGGCTCGCCGTTGTGCCGTCGAAATACTGGCTGACGTCGGTTGCGGCGTCCTTCGCGCTTTTCCCTGTGAGCTCGGCTACGTCATAGGCGGCCTGCCCCACCGCCTGCAGCGCAGAGGCACCCACACGGCCCTGCTGCACAAGGTCGATGAGGATGTCACGGGCCTTGCCGATACCTCCGGTGGCCGCGCCGACGCCCTCGGCCATCTGGTTGAGATTGCCGGCGGTGACACCGGCGAAGTTGCCCGAGGCGGCGATCGCCTGGTTGAGCTTCTGCTCCTGCTCGTAGACATCAGCCGCGGCGGCGCCAAAGACGACCAGTTCCGCAACCACACCACCGATCCCGAGGGCCAGGGGCGACATCAGGGCGGATAGCACACCCGTGCGGTTGGCCAGCGTGAACAAAGACCCTTGGAAGTTGCTGAAATCCCCCCGGGCAATCTCACCTACCAGGATGCCGAACTCACGGCCCGCGCCGGACGAGGTGAGCGAAAAATGGCTGACGGCCGCGTCGGCCTTGGTCAGTTCTGCACGTGCGACCTCGATTTTCGACGCGTACGCCGTGTAGTCGTCCTGGCTAAGCGTGCCGGCCTTCCGATGGGCAGCAAGTTGCTGCTCCATCTTGTCCAGGCGACTTAGCGCAGCCTCGGTCGGGTCGATCTTTCCGAGGAGGATCGAAAGTGCTGCGGCCTGATCGACCGCGGAGCCTGCGGCAAGCTTACGGGCGCGCGCCTCCGCGTCGAGGATCTGTTGTCCCCGCGCGGCAATGGATGCAGCATCGGACTGGGCCGCGCCGACGCGCTGGTAAGCCGCTCGCTGCGCATCCGTGGCAGCCGTGGCCCGCTGGCTGGCGGCGATCGCAGCGTTATCCGCGTTGACGCGATCGAGCGAGGCCTTGACCGTGTCGCGGATGCGAGCGGTGGCCTGTTCCTGTGTTTCGGAAATGGCCTGTGTGGCCTGCTGGACGGCCGACAGCTTGTTCTTGAGCTCGTCAAGAATGGCCGTTGGCACGCCCTTGAGCGCAGCGTTATAAAGAATTTGCTGCTCGCGCGTCAGGCCGATGGCGTCGGCTTGCTTGATCAGCGAATCAACGCGGCGCTTTTCGGCTGCGTCCAGCTGGCTATAGGCCTGCTGGGCAGCCTGTGACATCGAGGTAACACGCCGCTCAGATGCGAGGATGGCCGCGTCGAAAGACGACGTGTCCACCACTACATCCATGCGGGCAGTGCCGATGCTCTGGCCGGTCTCGTCGGTCATCAGTTAGCTCTTGTGGATTTCATCAAGGGCGGTGGTCTCGATCACGCGGAGGCCGGCCAGCATTTCGTCGTAGTCGTCGCCATGGACGCCGTTGCGGTCCATCTCATGGAAAAAAACGTTGTAGTCCAGCCCGGTGGGCCCGTTCATGCCAACGCGCCACTGCGTCGACAGCTGGGTGAACAGGTTCAGGCACGGCCAGTTTTCAGGCCAGAGGGCAACCTCCGGCTCCGGAAAATCCTCGGGCTTCATGCCGAGGTCCGAATCAAGCTCGGCAACGGCCGGACGCCGCCAGAACAGCGCCCGGGCCGCCTCGATCAGTTTCCCTTTCGGGATACCCCGAACGCTTCGGAGTAGCCGGCGATGATCGCCACATCGGCACCGGGCTGCTCCTGATGGAGCATCTGCACCGATTCGTTCGACAGTTCCATGTCGGCATCCCAGCTTTCGACCAGCTCCAGCACGACGTCGGTCACATCCTTTTTACCCTCACGCCATGCCTCGAGCAGGTCGCGGTGCTCGTCCCTGGACTTGTGCCGATACACCAGGGACAACTTCTGCTCGCGGCCCTGGCCAACAATCGTCAGGGTCGCGGGAAACGTCGGATTTGCTTTGATAGTGAACATCAGGCGGCTGGCTCATACCGGGTGAAGGGAGAGATCAACGAGAACGTGGCGGTGTTGGCCATGTTCTTGTTGAGATCCATGGAGGGGTCGGCGTCGAACGACGGGTAAACGAGGTAATAGAGCTCGTCGCCATTCGGGACCACAGCGCGCAGCACCACTGGCTCCTTTGCCTCGTCCGCAGCCTTGAGCGCCGCATACCAGGCCAGGGCTGGGTCGTAGTCGAGCGTCAGGGTGATCGACTTGGCGTTCTTGTAGGTCGGGCGCTGCTGCTGCTGGCCGCTGGGGTCCTCGGCGTATTGCCACTGGTAGAACTGCTGATCACCGCCCGACTTGGCGATATTCGTCACCTGGGAGATGGCGACGAATGCGGACGCGACGGCAAAGCTGCCCACGCCAGCGCCGGGCGGGTACTTGCCCTCGTCGGTGGTGTCGAATCCGTCGATCTTAAAGGTGCCCGTGGCAGGATCGAGCGCGCGCACCACGCGCTGATTGAGGCCAGGCCATCCGGAGGTGACGATGCCGATGGCATTGTCCGCCGGCAACGTGGCCGACGTCGCGACAGCCGGGCTCGCGTTGGAAATGGCGGTAAGGGCAATGGCCGCGGCCAAGGCGGTGGAGACGGAGAACACCGTCCCGTTCGGGAACTGCTGCGACATGAGAATATCCTCAGTTGGGGAAAGTGGCGCGTGGCCGTGGGAGGGTCAGCCGGTGTACCAGATGCCGAAGTCCTGCCGGCACCCGTAGAGGTCCAGGACATCGTTGTAGAGCGCGACAGGCTCTCCGTACGGCTCGCACGGCCAATCCGCGGCGACCAGTGACACCGTGGCCTGGCGAGCGAAGTCGTCGGCCTCCAGGCGCGAGAGCGACCACACATGCAGCTGCACGCGGGCGTGGCGAGAGGTTGGAAAAGACCTATCGGCGTAGAGCCGGGATTGGCCGCCCACGGCCTGATAGGTCGCGAGCGGAAATACCGGCTTGTCCGGCGTGCGATCAGGCGACACCCGCCCGTCGAACACCGGCGAAAGGATGGTTTTAAGCTGGGCAGCAAGGCTCACGACTCGGCTCCAGCCAATAGTTCGGGTAAGCGCTCCCGGCCGCGCGCCACCATGGCATCGCGAGCGCGCCCCTGGCCGCCCTCGTAGGCCGGCCGTAGGAATGGGTGCGCCGCGATCCACTTGGGCTCGGCAAGACGCGTTTTCGTTGTCACATAAGTGCCGTCTGGCTTCATCGTCACGACGAACGGCTGCCAGTGGCCAAATTCGATCAGGTGGCCGTGGGGTGCGACCTTGCTGTTCCACGAAATCGAATACGTCACCTGGTCCGCATTCGATTTTTTCTCTTTGAACGCGAGATAGATCGACCCTTTGAGCACGCCGTCGGCGACCGGCGCGAAGGCCTTCGCCTCGTCGCGCAGCACTTCACCACCCGCGACAGCCATGGATCGGGCCAGGTGCTGTCGAAGCGCCGCACTACGAAGCCGCTCGAGCCCGGCAATCATGCCCGTGGTGTCGAACTTCGCCTGGACGCCGCTACCCATCGATGTACTCAATGGTTATTTTCCCGCGACGGGTTCGCGCCACAAACCGCTCGGTGTGCTTCGTAAGTCGCTGCGGATACCGGTGATATCGAGCAACGCCGCGACGCACGTCCGCCCAGACGACGCGCTCCATTCGCTTCCCGTTGCAAAGTACCCAGCGCGGGCCGCGCCCATCGCCGGGGTGATGAATGCTCTCGTCAACCATTGCTGCCACCCACCTCGCACACCAGGTCGGTCCATTCCCTGTTGGTCAGGTCTTGGCGCACGGCCTTGATGTCATAGACGGTGGTGCCGCGAAGAACCCGCCAACTTTCGTCTACCGCTTCCCGGAAGGTGATGCGGAAGCTGTAGGCCTTCACGGGCGCCGAAACGTCGGCCTGCATAGCTGAGATGGTTTTCACCCCGGTCTGC